GTCAGTAGAGGAGATCGCTGCACTTACTGGGCAAGAGGTTAGTGGTTCTGAAAATAATCAGGGGCTACCACGTCTTGCTATTAACCACAGTGAAGAGGATAGCGAGGGCCGAACTATTTCTCGTGGTAAGTTTGCTTTAAAATTACCTAACCTTGTCACTGCCTATGCTAAGGAAGCACACGTTAGAATTTTCTATCGTCTGTATACTTATAGCAGATGGGATGCAGACCAGAATACTTTTGGTTGTCAAACAATACAAGCACCGACTTTAAGTGCTGACTTTTATGACACAGAAGGTAACATGCGTTGTGGTAGATTGACTAAAGATCAAGCAGATGCTTTACCTAAAGATAGTGCAGAGATGGCATTACATAAAAGTGTAAAATGTAATCAAGTTCTGTATAATACAGTACAGCTCGTTGATCCTGTAGATGCTGAAGGAAATAAAGTGGAGATGCCAGAAGAGATACCTTCTGTATGGTATGTTCGTGGATCAAGTTTTCTGCCAGTAAGCGACCACATTAAAATGATAGCTAGACAAAAGCAAATCATGTGTACTGTGGTAAACAAAGTGACTACGTTGAGAAAGAAAATGGGAGGCGCATCCTATTACGTTCCTACTATGTCTGTTCTTAAAACAGTAGATATAAAGGAAGGTGATCAAGATTTGATGACCAAGTTCTTTGAGACGAAAGAAGCCATCAACAATAAGACGATGGCACAGTGGAGGGAGCAAAAAGAAAAGAATGCCAAACTTGGAGACTTGTCCGACTTTGGTGATACTCTTGAAGCTACAGGATAAGACTTTTGTTTAATCCTATTCTTATGAAAGTGCAGGGATTTCTAGATCGTGCTACAAAAGAAGGCATTGATCTAGATCCTGAGCTTTTAGAAAATTTTAAGAATGACTGTGGGAATGCCCTAGTTAAGCAGTTGTCTCGTGGCAAAAGCGAATACTCTTTACGTATGAGTGGCTTGGGTAGACCCATGTGTCAACAGTGGCACGATAAGAATGGCTCACCAAAAGAGATACAATACAATTCTATTATGCGATTTCTTTTTGGTGATATTATAGAGGCCATTGCTATGGTGGTGTTAAAATCATCAGGAGTAAATGTAGAATCAGAGCAAGAAAAAGTAAAGTTAGGTTTAGATGTATGTGAACTTAGCGGTACTTTAGATGTTGTTATTGATGGTAAAGTGTGGGATATAAAGTCTGCATCACCCTATGCATTCTCTAAGAAATTTGGAGGAGAGTTTGGTGGATACAATAAAGTAAAAGAAGATGATACCTTTGGCTATCTTATGCAGGGCTACCTGTACAGCAAAGCAAAGGACATGGATTTTGGTGGGTGGATAGTTGTGGATAAAGCCTCTGGCGAATGGGCGGTGTGTGAAGCACCTGACTATCAAGAAGAAGATTCTACAGAGCAATTGGCAAAAGCAAATTCCAATGCAAAAACTATGTTACAGGACAAACCATTAAAAAGAGAATTTAAAGACAAGGAAGAAACTTTTCGTGTACAGTATGGAAAGAGAAAAGGTGAGATAATTGCTACAGGAAACAGGGTTATGCACACTGTATGTGGTTATTGTGATTACAAAACCGAGTGTTGGCCTTCTGCACAATTACACAAGAAAGTAGGAACACAAGCAACACAACGACCATTGGTTTGGTATACAAAATTAAAGAAGAGAGAAATAGAGGTATGATTTATTTATCTACAGAAGTAACCATAGGAGATAGCTACATCAACGAAGGTGTATATTTTGGTTACCAAGAGTGTGATAAAAAATTTGGTGGTGATAGTATTGTAAAAGAACTACGCAACAGGCCCAATGGCATACCAATCCGCATGACTAATACATTTGACCTAGACGAACCTTGGAGTGATGATAGGTTTGATGAACATAAGGAGAAGATAGACCATGACCTAGATATATTAGCTACACAAACAAAAGTGAGAAATGGCCTAGTAGTATTACACTGGACAGGCATAGAAGAACAACGAGGCATTCTACGAGAGAGTGCACCTAAAACTTTTAAGTATTTTAATGATAAGTTTGAGGATATATTATATAAAAACATGCCGAGGGTATAATGGTACTAAGACATCATGGCTACCGATCAGACTTTGAGTTGTCTATCGCAGTGGCTTTAAATAGAAACAATGTAAAATTTGAATATGAATCGGAGAAAATAGATTATGTTAGGCATTCTACTTATAATCCTGACTTTACTATAGTAGGTAAAAACTTCTTTGTAGAGGCAAAAGGTCTGTTTACTACAGCAGACAGAGGTAAACATTTGTTAATTAAAAAACAACATCCTGAGATAGATATACGGTTTTTGTTTATGAAAGCAGATAATAAATTGTACAAAGGATCTAAGACTACGTATGCAGGATGGTGTGAACGGTATGGATTTAAATGGTGTCAAGGATTTTTACCTCAAGAGTGGTTAGATGAATAGAGAACAGTTAAATTTATACAAAGACAATCTTCCTAAAGATATGTATGTTATACTTCTTAAACCTGACGGAGAAGATGGGGTTAGTCTTGCTGTAGTGGATACACATCCTATAGGAACTAACCATATAGATTTATCTTATATTTTATCTAGAGGAGTTTTGTCTTTATTAGCAAATGACATGGACATGATAAAAGAGAGAGGACAGAGTGTTATACTAGATGAGATGAGAAGTGTAACAAAACTTCCTATAACAGATAGTATTATGGACAGGAGAAACACTACAACTCGTACACAAAAAGATAATATTGTATCGTTGTTTGGAGAAGATACAGATGATAAGCAGTAATAGTTTAGCGGAGGGATTGGAGTATAAAATGAATAAAAGAGAACAGTATGATTCTCACGATGCTATGATAAGAGAGTCAGTAAGAGGGAAGAGCAGACAGGTAGGTGGCAGTCATTACATAGATTTTGAAATTATGCCAATAGAATATATTTCTAAAAATAAACTTGACTTCTTGGAAGGAAACATTGTAAAGTACATTTCTCGTCATAGGAAAAAGAACGGGGCAGAAGATATAAAAAAAGTTATACATTACGCAGAATTAATATTAGAATTGGAATATGGAGAAAAATAAATGGCATCATTATTAGGGGGAAACTATTTACCTACAGAGTATCAATCTTTTATACACATGTCTAGGTACTCTCGTTGGTTAGAAGAGGAAGGTAGAAGAGAGAGTTGGGATGAAACTGTTGGTAGGCTTATTAATTTTTTTAAAGAAAATACAAAGGGTGTAGATGAAAAGTCTTGGGAGGATATGGAAGAAGCAGTGCTATCATTACAGGTTATGCCTAGTATGAGAGCATTGATGACCGCAGGCAAAGCATTAGAAAGAGAAAACATTGCAGGCTATAACTGTTCGTATATACCGATAGATAATCCAAAAGCATTTGATGAGGTGTTGTACATACTTATGAATGGTACAGGGGTAGGTTTCTCTGTAGAGAGACAGTACTCTGATAAGTTGCCCACTATTCCTGATGTAGAATTTGAAAAGACAGAAGATGTAATTGCTGTGGTAGATTCTAAAGAAGGTTGGGCTAAAGGGTTTAGAGATCTAATATCGTTCTTGTATACAGGAAGGATACCTAAGATTAACGTAACTAAAATTAGACCTGCAGGTACACGACTTAAAACATTTGGTGGTAGAGCTAGTGGGCCACAGCCGTTGGTAGACCTGTTTGATTTTACTGTAGAGAAATTTAAGAATGCCAGAGGTAGAAAGTTATCTTCTATGGAGTGTCATGATATAGTTTGTAAAACAGGCGAGGTAGTAGTGGTAGGTGGTGTACGAAGGTCAGCACTTATATCATTATCAAACTTGTCAGACCAACGCATACGTTCTGCTAAGACTGGTGATTGGTGGACTACAAACCCAGAGAGAGCCTTGGCTAATAACTCTGTTGCCTATACAGAGAAGCCAGACCCCGGCATTTTTATGAAAGAATGGTTGTCTCTTTACGAGAGTAAATCAGGAGAACGAGGCATGTTTAGCAGGGCTTCTGCACAGGCAAAAGCTGCTGAGAATGGTAGGAGAGATGCCTCTTGGGATTTTGGTACTAATCCTTGTAGTGAAATTATATTACGGCCTAATCAGTTTTGTAATCTTACAGAAGTAGTAGTGCGTTCTGGTGATACCGTAGCTAGTCTTACAAGAAAGATACAGATTGCCACACTGTTAGGCACCATACAATCTACCTTTACAAACTTTGGTTACCTTCGTAAACGGTGGCAGAACAACACAGAAGAAGAAAGATTACTTGGTGTATCTCTTACAGGTATTATGGATAGTCCGTTGATGAATGGCAAGGAGAGTGGATTAGAGAAACGTCTTGAGACTCTGCGTGGTGTTGCTGTAGAGGCTAATAAATATTGGGCAGAGAAGTTTGGCATAAACCAAAGCACTGCCATAACGTGTGTTAAACCATCGGGTACTGTTAGTCAACTTGTAGATAGTGCTAGTGGTATACATGCAAGACACAATCCTTATTACATACGAACAGTACGGGGAGATAACAAGGACCCTCTTACAGAATTTATGAAAGCATCTGGCATACCATCTGAGCCAGACTATATGAAACCAGAACATACAACAGTATTTTCTTTTCCGATGAAAGCCCCTACAGGCTCTGTTTGCAGAAATGATATGTCTGCAATAGAACAGCTTGAGTTATGGAAAATTTATGCAAAACATTGGTGTGAGCATAAACCTTCTGTTACGATTTCGGTAAAAGAAAGTGAGTGGGTGCCTGTCGGTGCGTGGTGTTGGGAAAATTTTGAATACCTGAGTGGTGTCTCCTTTCTCCCCTTTTCCGATCACACATATCAACAGGCCCCGTATCAAGATATAGATGAAAAGGAATACAAGAAACTTGTAAAAAAAATGCCAGCAACTTTAGACTGGCACAAACTACAGGATTTTGAAAAGGAAGATAACACGAAGGGATCACAGGAATTAGCCTGTACTGCTGGAGTGTGTGAGTTAGTAGACATCTAATGCGGGTTCATAAACCTGCCATAGCTTCTGCTGATATATCTCTTCTTAGAAAGGTGATTGCTTATTATTTGAATAATAGCCATGCACCAGAAGAACAAGAAGCCTTGATCAATTTATTTCATCGGCTAGGAAGATTGGAATAGTA